TTCTTGTGCAGAGGATCATCCTTCAAGAGTTGAATTCCCAAAACGGTTGTACGGAATTTTCCGGCTCCTCCTGAAAGTACAACGCCTTCGATGCGTCGCAATTCAGCAAAAGCAGTAAACAATTGTTGTTGTGTAATGCTTCCATAACACCCACGAGGTGTATCGGCAGCGCCACCTAAGTGGACACCGAGAATGACACTACCATTTGTGTCAGACACAAGTGGAGCACCACACAAACCATTGAAAGTGTTAATAGTTAAATTCTTATACATTCCACCTTTGAAAGACTTGTGAGTGGTTACAATACTTGGGGAAGTCATCCCCCGAGCTACAATCATCTCTCCATCTTTCTGTCGCCAATGCATAACAAAAGGAACACCTGGCATATCACCAATGGGAAAATAATTTACAATGTCATTAAATGATCCACCAGTTGGCACATAACAAACTCTCAAATCTGAGTCAGGAATGAAATGAGAGGCAGACTTACTAAGTCTTGCCACAAATTTGCCACCACTAGCTTCTGGATTGCGTTTACGAAAAGTACAATTCAAAACATCACCATACTGTTCAAAATAATGGTCCGGAACTAACATAACATTAGAGCTTAACATAAGACCATTTACCATAGCATTTCCATCATCAAGGTGAATGGATCCATACACTAAACATTTCTTCACAACATTACTCAACTGTTCGGTTGACATTCGTTTAGAAACATCAGTGATTGGAAGATCGCGTGGAACAACTTGTGTCCAAACATTTACTTCACCATCTCTAGATTGCACTTCTTCCTTCGTTTTGGGTTCCAAAGACCCATGAGGATCTTCAGCTCGATATGCGCGATACGCTCTAGCCAAACCATATAATGCAGCAATTCCAATTGAAACTCCACAAATGTATTTAGCATATTTATCTCGATGTCGTTTAAGCATTGGAGCAATTTCCATATTTCTCTTTTTAAGGTCTTTATACAAATTCTTTTCTACGCGTTCGACTAAATTACGCAAACGAAAAACTATTTCAAAGAAAAGAATAACTGTGCAATATTTAGCAGTTTGAGTTGAAAATGAATAAAAACAAAATGAAATCATGATAATAAATGTGAAACATGCATACATCATTTCAGATCTATAATCGCTCTTAAGACGCTCGGCATACATCCATTTCAATACGCTAGGAGCATTCTTATGATCTAATATAGGAGCTGGAACAATTTTAATCCAATCCCATTTATCAAGAAAATCCATTCCTTGCTCATACAGGAGCTTAGATGCATCTTTATCAAGACGGTCGTACAAAGTATCAACTTTTCTATATTTGCTCGAAGCATACCAAAGTTTCCAAAACGACTTCATAGTTTCTCTACCAAATTGAGGTTCAACATGATAAGGACAATTTCCTTTCAAATGCTTACAATTTTCATGTGAGCAAATCTGAAGATCTACTTCTCGTAACTTCATTCCTTCTAATATTGATTCTTGGTTCAATCGATGAGTATCAAAATCATCAATCGCCCATTGAATACACTCAGCCATGGAAACATCGACCATCAATTTGCCATTATATGTAATAGGTCTATATCCTGCTACAACTGCAAGTTCAGCCGGTTTTACGGCACGTTCAATGGTGACAGTCCAAATATCGTCAAACATTGGGGGATTATAATTTCCCTCAGCATCTGTATAATGCTTCCGGACTAATGCGGAATCAACACCACAAGGTATTCCATCTTGAACACGTTGAAATTCGGGTTTTGCCTTCACTGTGATACACACGAGACGACGTTGAATAGAGTATGGACAATTGGAATACAAACCAGCATCCAAATTCTTTTTATTAGTCGTTGCGACTGCAATCCAAGGTTCTACAAAACATTTTCCTTTAGCCTCAAGTTCAGCTTTAGGTGCATAATACATTTGATTATTAATAACATCAATGATTGCTCTTGTCGGTGGTTTCTCAACGAAATTCGACTTATCGTTCGAAATGTCATCAAAAATCATCACTAATTTATCAGAGGTCCAATTGGACATGAATTTATCACCTGCGTTATATGCACAACGATACTCTTTGCTAGTAGGCATACCTTGGCTTGCAAGAACAGCGTCAATAAGCTGATCTCCAAACGTAGTTTTACCTTGACTACTCTCTCCAAAAAGTTCAATAGCCCAAGGGGCATGGCGAACTCCTGATGAGATTTTC